TAATAGATTCCGTAAGCCAAATCCTGATGTTAACCCTACTAAGTTCCCAGAAAATGAAAGATTTAGTGAGCGTACTTCTACTGATACAGGTAATCCTTACACTGAGTTTGTAGAAGAATCGACTAAGTTAAATGATCTGGGTTATAGACCTGTAGGTTCAACTAACATGTCAACTACCACTAGACTTAGACAAATGACAGGTAACATTAAAAAGTTACGTCAATTAGCTAAGGAAATAATGGATAATACATCTGAAGAGGATTTTCTACAGATTGATAATGCACAACCATTTGTCAAGAGCCTAGATACTTACGTCAAAATGGCAGATGAAATTAATGAGATAATAGCTAGTGGTGGTGATGATACCGTTGAAGCATTGAGACGTTATCTTAGTGCAGACATTGGTAGTAAAAAGACTATTGATATGTCTGACTTAAATGGAAGAAAGGACTTTATACTTTGGGATTTTGACGGAGATCGTATTCTTACTGTTACACCACAAATGGCTCTTGCTTTAAGAATTGCAGTACAATATAATTTAAAACAAGCGTCTGATATAGCTACAGGAGTAATGCAATTACCTAGAGGTGTTAATCCTACAAGACAAGCTATGGATATTCTTGATCATATACAACTTGCAATGGTTGAGATGAAAAAGATTTCATATATGTCAGGTGCTGGATTAGAAATTCAAAAAGGTAAAGATTTATTTGATCCTGTTGTTAGAACGAACATTAAGAAAGAAGTTAAGAGAATTGAATTAGAAGAGAAAACTTTTACTGAAAATTTAAAGGAAAAAATTAGAAACGGTGATGTAAAACAAGCTCGCCAACTAACTGATATCTACGCCATTACAAATGGGTCTGTTACCAGTATGTCTAACATCCAGAACTACCTCAAGAAAAGGTTAGGTTGGGCTGGAGGAGAGATTAATGGTAAACGTATTCCTCCTCAAATATGGAGAGAAGTAGCGTCTGTTTATTATAATTCTATCTTAAGTGCTCCTAAAACAGGTGTAAGGGCTATTGTTGGTACTAATTTAATTACTGTACTTAGACCATTCCAGATGTGGGTTGGAGCTACCGTAAAAGGTAATAAGGCACAAGCTGCTGTAGCTGCTTCTACTATTGATGCCATTGGACATGCCTATGCAGAAAGCTGGAAAGTCTTTAAATATAATTGGGATCAAGGAGTACATAATAAACGTATGACCTATCAGGGACGTTTTGATAGACCTAGAGACCTAGAGAATTTTAAGAAGTTAGCAGAATTTGCAAATGAGTTTGGTACTCCAGCTGAACAAAGGATGTATGGTGTCATAAATAATTTAGTTAAGATGAACACCAGTCCTTGGATGAGATATTCACAAAATCTTATGGGAGCGGGTGATGCTGCATCTAGAACTGTACTAGGTAGATTTACAGCTCGTATTAGAGCAGCTCAGGAAGGAGTGGAAAAAGGGGTTCCTTTAGATAACTTAACTAACTATGCAAAAGCACAGGAACAAAGATTCCTTGATGAAATATTTGAAATTGGTGACGGTAATCAATTTGTAGTAACAGACAAAGCTGCTTTAATGGCAGGTGCGGAAGCTACTATGACTAGACCTGTTGAAGGTTGGTCAAAAGCTTTTGAAGCTTTAAGTAAAAACCCAATAGGTATGATTTTCTTTCCCTTTGTTAGAACTAGCTATAATGCTGTACGTTTAACTACACAACATACTCCAGTGGAGGTGTTTACTAAAAGGTACAGAGATATAATGGCAGGTACTAATTTAGAAAAGTATGGAATAACTCCAGCAGATTGGCCAGCTGAAAAGGCACTCATGGAAGGTAGAATTGCTATGGGTAGTATGATTCTTACTATGGCAATGATAGGTGCATCCCAAGGTGTTATATACGGAGATGTACCCCGTGATAAAGAAACAAGAGACTTATGGAAACTAGAAGGTATTAAACCTTATACATTCCGTTTAAATAATACATTAGTATCTTACAGAGATCTTGAACCTTTTAACACAATTATAGCAACTGCAGCGAACCTATTCAATTATCAACACGCTTTAGATGAAGATATTAAAACTGAATTTCTAGAGACTTTAACCTTTATGACAGCTGCTGCCCTTGTTGATAAATCTATGCTTGCAGGTGTAGACGATTTAGCTTCTGTATTAGACCCCCAGGGTTTACAAAGAAAAGGCGGTAGATTATTTGCCAAAACAGCAAGATCATTACTACCTTGGTCTGGTTTGTTAGGTAGTATAGGTGATGTACTAGATGCAAATGCAAAAGAAGCTCAAGGTATGTTAGAGATTATGGCTAGCAGAGATGCTGTATTTAAGTCTATGTTATCTCCTAAATATGATATTCTAGCAGAGGACAGATCTGGTAAACCATTTATGGTAGGGCCACGAACCCCGTTATTAAGAGCACTTAATTTCTTATCTCCTGTTGCAATAACAAATACTTCTAAAGATCCTGTTAAAACAATGTTATATGAAATAGGATACAACTTACCAGAAATAACAAGGTCATATAAAGGCTTACGTTTAACTTCTGAGGAAAGATCTTTAATGTCTAAATACCTTTCTATGAGTAATCTAAGATCAGAACTAGAAAAAGTAATGACAAGTAAGTCTTTTAAAGACGGTTATAAGGAGTTTAAAGAGCTACAACTTCGTAGACGTAATGGATATAGAGTTGAAGATCAAGAGTTCTATAGGATGGTTGCGAGAGTCTTTAGAAAAGCAAAGAAACAAGCATATCAGAAAATGATAATTCAAAATCCTGAGCTTGGTGATAAATTAAAAGAAGCACGGATTAAGCAAAAACTAGGTCAAACAGGTAATTATAAGCAGATTTCATATTTAATAGACGGTTTCCCTAAGTAGCACTATACTTTTTACATTGATTATCAATGGCAGTCACAACTAAAAAAACTTTCTCTGCCACGACTAATGCAACTACAACAACATTTAGTCCTGTCAGTATACAACTGAATAACCAAGATGATCTAGATGTATATGTTACACTTTCGGGTGGTACTAGAGTACTGCAGTTACACCAATCTACTGGTAGTACTGCACAATCTAGTCACCCACAGGTGAACAACACAGATGGATTGTACTATCCTGCAGTTTCAGCAGGTACAACTTTATATAACTACACACTATCCAGCGATAACAATACAATCACATTTAACTCTGCACTACCGCAAGGTGCAGTAGTCTTCTGTGAGCGTAGAACTAGAGATGAATCTGGTTCTTACACCTCTTTTGCGAGTGGCAGTACTATTAGGGCTACCGATCTTAATAATTCAGCGAGAGAATCAAACTTTACTGCACAAGAAGCTAGAAATAAAGCTTTTGATTTAGAAGGTAAGATATTTAATGCTTTAGGAACAGCTAATTATGTCGTCAAAACTACAGATACTGGTACAGTTACATCAACAATGATAACTGACGGTACTATAGTCAATGCTGATATTAATGCAAGTGCCGATATAGCTGGTAGTAAACTACTAGATGACTCTGTAACCCTAGATAAACTAGGATCAGGAGCGTTACCAACAGATATAACAGTTAATTCTACTAATATAGTTAATAATTCTATAGTAGATGTTGACGTTAACACCTCTGCAGCTATTGCGGGAACTAAGATCTCTCCCAATTTTGGCAGTCAGAACGTAATAACTACTGGAACTCTTGGAGCTGGAGCTACTACTATAGGTGCGTTAGGAGTAACAGGTAATATAACTGTCTCAGGAACTGTAGATGGACGTGACGTAGCAACTGACGGTAGTAAATTAGACGGTGTTGAGAGCGGAGCTACCGCAGATCAAACAGCAGCAGAGATAAGGACTCTCACTGAAGCTGCAACAGATAGTAATGTATTTACTGACGCAGATCATACTAAACTCAATGGCATAGAAACGGCAGCGACTGCCGATCAGACTAATGCAGAAATAAAAACTGCATACGAAGCTAATGCTAATACTAACGAGTTCAGTGATGCAGAGCAAACTAAACTTGCTGGAATCGAAACAGCAGCTACAGCAGATCAGACAGCTGGTGAAATAAAAACACTACTACAATCTAACAAGCTTACTACTGCTGAAATTGCAACTGGTACTTTAGATAACAGATATTATACAGAAACCGAACTTGATCCTTCAGCTAGTGCTGGTCAGAACGTATTAGACGCTAGATACTACACAGAAACAGAAGCTGAGGCTAAGTTCCTTAGACAAGACTCTTCTGAAACTATAGCTAGTGGTGTTGCTTGGTCTAACTCAGACGCATATGTAGCTACTACTGCTGCAATTAATGCTAGAATTATTGACCTTGTTGATGAGGTTGGTGGTTTTACAGCTATTGCAAACCAAACTAGCTTCCCAACAACTAACCCACAAGGAGCTACAGGACAGGCAGCTATCTTAAGTATTGCAGCTACAACTGCTACTTTAACTCCTAGCGGTACGACAATAACTATAGCTAATGGAGCTGGTACAGGAAACACTGTTACTATTACTGGTGCTCCTACAATACCTCAAAACTTTGGATTTTTAGTAGAGTCAACATCTACATTACATACATATAGCTTCCATAGATTAGTTCCTATAGCAACACAAGTCAATACTGTTGCTACTAACATTACTAATATTGTTAATGCTGGTGCAAACGTAGCAGATATAAATAACTTTGCTGACTTATATCAAATAGCAGGAAGTGCTCCTACACAAAGAGCTGATGGAACTTCACTACAAGACGGTGACTTATGGTTTAACAACAGTAATGATGATTTACGTGTCTGGGATGGAAGTGCGTGGTCTATCATCACACCTTCTCAATCAGTTTTAGATGACGTAGCTATTGTTTCTGGAGCAATTACATACTCTGAAGATTTAGGTCTTATTACTGATTCTGTATCTACAGGTAGCTCTAATGGCTCACTTGATATAGTTGCAGATATTTTAGAAGATGAAAGAACATTTACTGTTACTGCATCTGGTGGAGCTTACTTTATTGATGGAGTATCTAAACCAGCATTATCATTACATAAAGGTTGGACATATACATTTGATTTAAGTTCTAACACTTTAGGTAGTCATCCACTAAGATTTTCTAGTGGTGGAAGTGCATATAATACTGGAGTTACTGTTACAGGTACTCAGGGTACCTCTGGAGCAAAAGTACAACTTGTAGTACCAGAATCTCAACCAACATCTTTTGCTTATTATTGCACAGCTCATAGTGGTATGGGTAATACTATAACTGTAGTAGAAGATCCAGTCAAGGCTGTAGCTGATATTGCAGCTAATGTTGTAACGGTAGCTGGTATATCTACAAACGTGACAGCAGTTGCAAACAATAATTCAAATGTAACAGCAGTAGCTGGTAATTCAAGTAATATTAATGCTGCTGTAAGTAACGCATCAAACATTAATAGTGCAGTTTCTAATGCTTCAAATATTAATGCAACAGTTTCTAACGCTACAAATATAAACACAGTTTCTGGTTCTATAGCTGACGTAAATAGATACGCAAATGAATACAAAATAGCTGCTTCAGCACCTGGAAGTCCTAGTGCTGGTGACTTATGGTTTGATACAGCTAATAATACACTGAAAAACTATAATGGTTCTGCATGGTTAGGTATTACATCTAACTCTGGTATTCAAAACGTAGCTGACGACACTTCTCCAGAATTGGCTGCTGCACTAGATTGCAATAACTATAATCTTACTGAGGTAGGAACTGTTAATGGCAATAATTTACAAATTGACTTTGGTACACTTTAAATGGCAAAATTATTAAAACTTAGACGTGGTACTTCAATTCAGCACGGGTCATTTACTGGTGCCGAAGGTGAAGTAACCATAGATACAGATAAAGACACTGCTGTCGTACATGACGGTAGTACAGCAGGAGGTAAGCCTCTTGCAAAAGAAGATTTAACTAACGTATCTAGTGCAACTATTGCTGGTAGGTTAGATAATGACTCAATAGCTACATCTAAAATAGCAGCTGGTGCTTTACCAACTGACGTAACAGTAGTAAACGCAAACGTATCCGCTACTGCTGCAATAGCAAATAGTAAACTAGCTGATTCAGGTGTTAGTGCTGGAACGGTTGGTTCTAGTACAGCTATCCCAGTAGTTACTGTTAACTCAAAAGGTATTGTTACGAATACTTCAACAACTGCAGTTGACAGCACAACTATTGCAAACGGAACATCAAACGTAGCAGTAGCAAACAACGGAAACATAACAGCAACAAGATCTGGTACAGCTAGACTTCTAGTTGATGACGCTGGTGTTGACGTAACAGGGAACATTACAGCAACAAACGATGTAACAGCTAAAGATATTGTTATTAGTGACACAACACCATCTCTTAGTTTCACTGATACTGACAACAACCCTGATTTTAAAATTACAGCAGACTCAGGTGCTTTACAGTTTATTGATGCTACTAACTCAAACACTAATAGATTAGTAATTAATTCAGATGGTCATGTTGATGTAACTGGCAACCTAGACGTTGGTGCTGGTGTTGACGTAACAGGAAATATTACACTTACAGGAACAGTTGACGGTAGAGACGTAGCGACTGATGGTACTAAGTTAGATGGTATAGAAGCATCAGCTACTGCTGACCAGACTGCTGCTGAAGTTAGAACTTTAGTTGGTTCTGCTAGTGACAGTAACGTATTTACAGATGCTGACCATGCAAAACTAGATGCACTTACAACTTCAAACGGTGTTATACTTAATGGTGTAACTGCAACAACACAGTCTGCTGGTGATGCTTCAACAAAAGTAGCTACAACTGCATACACAGACACAGCAATAACAAACTTAGTAGACTCATCTCCCGGAGCTCTTAATACTCTTAACGAGTTAGCAGCAGCTATAAACGATGATGCTAGTTTCTCTACAACTATTACTAACAGTATTGCTACTAAAATGCCATTGGCTGGTGGTGAGTTTACAGGTAACGTAACTTGTGAAAACATTACACCTGATGGAGATAGCAGCAGAAACTTAGGTACAAACTCTGTAAGATTTGCAAACGTATATGCTGACAACTTTGTTGGTAGTGGTTCAAATTTAACAGGTGTTGAAGCCTTTGTATCTGGTATGATCTTATTATGGTCTGGATCTACAGGTAGTATTCCTAGTGGATTTGTACTATGTAATGGATCTAACAGTACACCTGATCTTAGAGACAGATTTGTTGTTGGTGCTGGTAACTCTTACTCTGTAGGAAATACAGGTGGTGCTAATACTCGAACAGATACAGTTAACATTTCTGGATCTGATAGTGTAAACATAAGTGTATCTGGATCTGGTAACGTAGGTAACGAATTTGGTCAGTTTGGTAGTACTAACTTATATGGTTATAATGGTACTGGTGTTCAATACAGGGTCATGAATAACTTCTATTGGGGTACTACAACTCATAACCACGCCTATAACTTCTCTGGATCTGGTTCTGATACAGTAAATATTTCTGGTTCAGACAATGTAAGTATTGATACAAGATCACCTTACTATGCACTTTGCTATATAATGAAGACCTAATGAAGTTTAATCGTGAGTTATTTAAGAAAGATTTAAATAAAGCCTTTACTTTACTTACGGTAATTACAAATTGTTTTATTATTTCTGGAGTTATTCATCATTGGAGACCTAGACCAAAAGAAACTACTCCAAAGAACGAATGGAATAATACATACAGATATACTAATGACAACACCACCTCAATGGCAACCAATACAATTGCCAAATGTAGATAAGATAGAAACAATATCAATACCGCTACCCACAGCTGACGTTCCTAGTTATGTCCCTATGGTAGTACCTCCAAGTGATCTTAGAGAACCCGAAGGTACAAAACCAATTAAGACAGAAACTAAGGAACCGCCACCGCCTAAGTTAACTATACCAAAGTTTAATATAGATGTACCACTGCCTACCACAGAAGTAGTAGTGGCTGCAAGTTATGCAGCGGTATCTGCTGTAGCGGTAACTACATTTGCTCAACCATTTTTTGACACTATAAAGAAAAAACTACAAAAGTTCATACAAGGTAAAATAGATAAATGGAAGAAAAGAAAAAAGGACTAATAGGTAAACTAAAAGATGTTGCTGAAGATAAGGAGCATCAAATAGAAATCTTAGGTACATTTGTTCGACTTGGCGTGGTAGTGTGGTCAGGATTTATCATTACAATGAACTACGTAGATATACCTATGGTGAAGAAATCTGGAAACTCAGATATCACTTTTGTCGCCAGCGTTTTTACGGGAGCTCTGGCTACATTTGGTCTTACTACTGGTAAGTCACACGGAAACAACAAAGCACCAAACTGCCCAATGGCAAAGAAACAAGAACTCCAAAAAAATGACTAAATGGATAATCCTCTTGACTTTGTTGTCACCCGCAGTAGCGAGAGCAAACACTGTCACGCCTCAGTTTACAACAGGGTCGATGCAATCGACAACGACAACAAACCAAGTAATAACAGAGACTATCGAGCACGACATCAAGGGTGCAGCCGTAACAACTTACAGTGGTACAAACATAACAGTTGGCGGTACTGGTGGGATAGGTTCAGACAATGCAACCTATACACCGACAACAAACGCAGTAGACTGGGATTTACAGATCACCGAAAGAACAGCTGGAACGATAGAAACAATCTCGATAGAAAGAGAAATCGAAACAGACAGTACCACTACATCTTACTCTATCTTCTCTCAATAACCTCACCCGCTTTTGCGGAGGGAGAGACGCATAATAATAGTAATCCTGTGGCAGCTGCTACTGGAAACGTCACAAACCAGGCGGTGCAATTTCAGAATAATGGGGCACAGAGCAGACAATTCTTTGGCCCAAATATAAGTTGTAATGGCAGTACAATGACATTTCAGCCTTTTTATATGGGTAATCATGCCAAACCATTTGACGAATATATGCAGCCTAGTAGTTATACTCTAGCAGAGAACTGGGGGTTCCAAGTTAATTTCATGGTTCCCCTAGATAAATCAGGTTACAAACAGTGTAAAGCAATTGCCAAACGGCAAGAGGAGAAGATGAGGCTCGACTACGAGCTTGTCCGTGCTTTAAAATGTGCGGAATTACAACAAAAAGGTTTTACGATACGCCCGAAGACTCGTATTTATCACTTGTGTTCAGATATCGTACCAATTCAATCTTTAATTAAAAAATGACTACACCCACCCGTTTAATTTACGACAACTTTTTAAAAAAAGACCATTTTAATATACTTGAAAGAATCCTTTGGCATCCCAGTATACCTTGGCAATGGTCAAGAGGTCTTGCATATGGTGAAGACATGGTTATGGGAGACTATGATTGGAGACTTGCTATTAAATTACAGGAAGCTTATTTTGGTTGGAGTGACGTAGATAAGCGTGAAATTAAAGATGTGGATGGGAACCATTTTATTGACTGTGTAAAAATGCCATTAGGAAGTATTCCAGATCTTGAAAATGTACTGAGGTGTAAAATTAACTTCGACCATAAGATGTATGATAACAATAAACCAATTCACTGTGAAACTGGTTGGCATACTGACGCAAGAGTCAATGGAAAAGGTATATACACAGCCATATTATATATGGATACTAATAATGGTTATACAGAATTTAAAGATGGTTTTAAATGCCATTCTAAAGAAAACAGAATGATAATCTTTGATGCCAAAGAGATACATCAAGGTGTAACTCAAACTGACACAGAGTTTAGAAAAACAATCAATTACGTATTTACAGCAAATTTACTACCCAAAGGAGGAAAACAATGTTAGCCCTAATCAAACCACTTGCACTAACAGCTTTAAAAAGCCCTAAATTCAAACAATTTGTAGTGGATCTACTAGAAAAGTTAGTTGAATCTACAGATAACGAACTAGATGACCAAGCATTAGCAATAGTCAAAAAAGGACTTGATATAGCATGAGTATAACCGAACCTACGGTTATTGATGACCTACTACCACGGGATATGTTTGAGTTTTTCTCTCAAACTATTAGATCTTGTAACGAGTACAATTTATTACCATATACAGCACATCCAAACGAAAATACGTTACATGGTGATAAACTGCACGAAGCTCAAGCTCAAGCCCAAATGCACGTACAAATAAATGAATGTCAATTTATTCAATCATATACATGGCATGATTTAACTCCGTGTGTCACTTATTTAAAACAGCGGTTAAGTATTAGCACACTTTATCTGGCAAGAGTCAATGTTACATGGGCTGCTGCAAAGCCGTACATGGGTAACTTTCATGTTGACATGCAGAATCATTGTAAAGCAGATAAAATTCTTACATGTTGTTACTACTTAAATGATAATAATGGTCAAACAACTTTTAAAGAGACAGGCCAAAAAGTGACATCAAAAGCTAATAGAGCGGTTATATTCCCACATCGTATGGAACATGCACTTTTATGGAATACTGACACTAAATTAAGATATGTCTTAAATTTAAATTATGAAACAGAGTAGAGCAGGGGAACAACAGTTCAATGAATTACATAACTTAGTTACAACTGAACTCATAGATAGAATACGTAGTGGTGAAGCTACTACCGCTGATATCAAAGCTGCTGCTGACTGGCTATATAAAAACGATATTACAGGTGTAGCATTTGATACTTCACCTTTAGCAACATTAGCAGATATCATGCCAGATGTTGATTTTGAAACAGTACAAAAATCGGTAATTAAACGTGGCTCCTAAAACGGCAAAAAACCCTAAACGAACTGCAAGGTTTTATCGTGATAATCCTAAGTCGAGAGCGAAGAAGAACGCATCTCAGAGAGAGCGAAACAAAAGCCCAGAAAACAAAAAGTATCGTGCCGAACTCAATTCAGCTCGTAGAAAAGATGGTAACTATGGGAAAGGCGGTAAAGATTACTCACATACTAAATCAGGAAAGTTAGTAAGAGAATCCCCTTCTAAAAACAGAGCTAGAAACCGAAGTAAAAAATGACACCAGTACTTCCTACTTATAAACATTACACACAAAACTTAATAGTCATGACATCAACAGATGCTAAAAAACTCTGGAGAAAAGCTATTAAGGAGGCAAACAATTATGAATGTATTTATTGCGGACGAAAGCATCATGAATATGATCTTACCATTGACCATGTACATCCCAGATGTCTGGGAGGTAGTACCAGTGCTTGCAACTGTGTTCCCGCATGCAGACAATGTAATCAAGAGAAAGGAAGTAATAACTGGTTAATGTGGTTTAGGGATAATTTTCCACCAAATCCATTCAGAGAAAACCTAATTTTAAATTGGATTAAATGAATAAACTCTTTAACCCGAATAAACTATTATTACAAGAACTCAAAGATATAGCATATACTACACCTAAGCCCTTTCGCTGGGCTATGGTGTGGTTCTTGCTATGGTTTGAACCTTATTATGTAGATTATAAAGCTAAGAAAGCTGTAGATGACGCTATTAAGGAGTATCAATTATGCGAGTTCTGTGAGGAATGGCGTAATGAGCCAGGAGTTAAGATAATACCTTCTGAAGTAGAGGGTTTACAAGACATGAGTATTAACGTAGATTATGACACAAACACCAACACAGACGAAGACAGTAACTCCAGTAAAGAAACCTAGTCCAGTATATGATGCTAAAAGACTATTAGAGTTTCTTAAAGAATCAGAGGGGTCTGTAACAGATAAAAAAGGTATGCACATACCGTACCTAGATCAAGGAGGTTTACCTACTATAGGCTATGGTACAAGGTACTACACAGATGGTACAGAGGTGACTATGGACGATGCACCTATTGATGATGCAACAGCAACTGGAAATCTGCAGACTTATATGACTGAAGTAGGTGATTCCTTAATGGATATGCCAGGTTTTAAAGAATTAAACCCTAATCAAAAGGCAGCTATCATCTCATTTGGCTATAACTTTGGAGCTAACTTTTATAAAGATAAAGCTAACTTTGGTATTATATCTGGTGCAGTAGAAGACAATGACATAGAAGCCATACAAGATGCGTTTGGTAAGTATGTTAATGTTGCTGATGATACCAATGAAAAAGGTTATAGCGAATCACAAGGTTTAATAAATAGACGTAACAAAGAATTAGACTTATTTAATGAACCTATCAAAGTGAAAAAACCAAAACCTAAAAGTATGTACGACAAATATGTCAACAAGGAAGAAGAAGGCGACACCGTCTCTGGAAAGTAGACTAAAAGATGACTTTAGGTATTTCTTAACAGCAGTATGGACACATTTAAACCTACCAGCCCCCACAAGGGCACAATTATGTATAGCGGAGTATTTACAACATGGCCCTAAAAGACTTCAAATCCAAGCGTTTAGGGGTGTGGGTAAGTCTTGGATTACTGCTGCATTTGTTCTTTGGACTCTTTTCAATGACCCTAATAAAAAAATTATGGTTGTCTCCGCAAGTAAAGACAGAGCAGACAGTTTCTCCATCTTCTGTCAACGATTAATTGTAGAAGTACCTTGGTTATCCCAGTTAAAACCCAAAAATGATGACCAGAGATGGTCACGTATATCATTTGATGTAGGGCCAGCAGCCCCGCACCAAGCACCCTCAGTTAAGTCTGTGGGTATCACAGGACAGCTTACAGGATCGAGAGCTGACCTTATGGTACTCGATGATGTCGAAGTACCTAACAACAGTATGACGGAGCTACAACGTGAAAAACTCTTACAACTTGTTACTGAATGTGAGTCTATTCTTACTCCTAAACGTGACTCTCGTATTATGTTTCTTGGTACTCCTCAGACAACATTCACCGTTTATAATAAGCTAAGGGAACGTAGCTATAGACCGTTTGTTTGGCCAGCTAGATATCCCCGCAAACTTGCTATGTATGATGGGCTGTTAGCCCCACAGCTAGTTGAGGATCTAGACAAAACAGACATGGCTTGGCAGCCTACAGACACAAGATTTAAAGAGGAAGATCTCCTAGATAGAGAAGCATCTATGGGTAGATCTAACTTTATGCTACAGTTTATGCTAGATACTAGCTTATCTGATGCAGAAAAGTTCCCTTTAAAGTTTGCAGACCTAATAGTCACCCCTGTTAACCCTACACATGCACCCGAAAACATCATTTGGTGTTCTAGTCCCGACAATATCATCAAAGACCTGCCATGTACAGGGCTCCCAGGAGATTATTGGTACAGTCCAATGCAGACCCAGGGAGAATGGGTAGAGTATACAGAGACTATATGCTCGGTAGACCCCTCTGGAAGGGGTTCAGATGAGACTGTAGCATGCTTCTTATCACAGTTGAATGGTTTGATATACCTACACGAAATCTACGCTACTAGAGACGGTTATAGCGACAAGACACTATTAGAGATTTTAAGGAGATGTAGAAAGTATGATGCGAATACACTGCTCATCGAGAGCAACTTTGGCGATGGTATTGTATCAGAGCTATTTAGAAAACATTGTCAGACGACAAAGACAAACATTAACATAGAGGAAACTAGAGCAAATGTCAGGAAAGAAGATAGGATTATTGACAGTCTTGAGCCTGTGTTTAATCAGCACAGGTTGGTTGTTGATCCCAAGGTTATTCAATGGGATTATGCGTCAAATGCTGATGAGGCGACTGAAAATAGATTCCAATATATGCTTGCTTACCAAATCTCCCGAATGTGCAGAGAAAAAGGTGCCGTTCGACATGACGACAGAATTGACTCCCTTGCCCAAGGAGTTAAATACTTTACCGATGCCCTCGCCATCTCTGCCACCCAGCAGATTAGGGACAGGAGAAGAGAAGAGTGGCTAGACCACTTAGAGGCGTGGATGGATGATCCTCAAGCTGAAGCTAACCATATGGTCTTGGGGTTGGATTTAGACCAACGAAAAGAGGCCAGAGGATTGGCTGGAAGCCCTGATAACACTTGGTTGTAGAGGAACCCCACCATAATACACGGGGAAGTGGTGCTCCTCGTGGGTGGAAACAGCGGTCAGAGGGTGAGAAGTAAAATTCTCCCCTCTTCTACACGAGGAACCCGCTCGTGCTATATTTAACATACTCCTACTAACCCTATACTACCTTTGTACTGTTCTTACTGTAGGTAGGGGGCTTGAGGGGTGTCTTAAATTTTGACGAAATTGTTTGTGGGGGTTTAACGATGCCCGACCTGGCGTGAGACCCCCGCACGGGGTTAGTACAGATGTACTGTCAAGAGCATTTATACCTATTTGTGGGGAAACCAACACCATATCTAGTGGTTCGGTAATTACTACCTTCCAGAATTTTGAGCTGTTGCTAATGGCACTTTGTGGGGATATCAACACGTCCAAACATCTGTCAGCAACTGGAAACTTGCCCGCTCTGGTGGATTTGTTACAATAGAATATAACTAATTGTAAACATGAGCCACAAACACCATATACACACAATGAGTATAAATACCTATATGAGTAATAATACCTATAGTACACCTGTATTAGTGGGAGAATAAATATTCACCATCACGGCTCTGCGTCAGATAATAGATAAGAGGGTAACATATATTTTTTAAAATGGTTAAATATCTTGAAATCAAATTATTTGAGATTGCTGGTTGACAGTTCCAGAATCCATCGCTAATGTTAAGTCATCGGTCAAACGATTTCATTTATTAATCAAGTCACTCAATCAGTCACTAATTAACAAGACAAATAAATTGATACTTGACAAACAAAAATGATTCGCTAGATTGGATACATACCAAACAAACGGAGGATTTAAACAACTACACATGACATACGCTCAGTTGAGCGTTAATGCAAGAGAAATAGTTGCCAAGTTCACATTAGCTACATCGCAAGAGGTACAGCTAGGCTGTGACTGGTACAGATCAGCTCTCAACATATCTGGACGGATAGCGTCTAAATATCACATACGTGTTGAAGAAGCTGCGGGTGTCATCGCTGCATTATCGCCAAACAATCGCTGGGAACGTAACATTATTGACGCTGAAGCCATCATCAAATGTTGGGCTGCTGGCGGAACAGATGAGGATATCCTGGCCGTGAAGGTTTGTACCTACACGAAAATGCAAGAGAAAGCACTTAACATACTCAGAGGCTGTGACATTGTAACAACACTCAATGGCCCTAAGATTATAGAGTTTTTCAACTGCATCACAAACCCATTATTGAATGACGTATGTATTGACGGCCACGCCTATAGTGTCTGGTTCGGTCAACGTCTCACAATGAAACAAGTACCTAACATTGGTAAGAAGCTACGCCAGCAAATCAAGACTGATTATGTTGATGCGACTACATTTATCAATGAGGAACTAAACGAGTCCTATTCACCCGCTGACATTCAAGCAATTACGTGGGTAACACATAAGAGAATCTATGGTGTTTAATGACTACTAAACAGCTCACACTGATGCCCATATTAGACGGCTCAGTATTCGTAAACTCACAGGTCGTCAACGACCCTGTATTACTCTCAGTTCTTACCGATTTACATGACAGAAACTATCAATTCCCAAGCCAAGAAGTCGAACGATGGTACTTCGATACCACAAAAGGGCTATCTAGATCATCTAGAAGTACTAGATACAGACAGTGATGACTACGACCCTACTCCTTATTACTTGTATGATGATACAAATGGTGAGCCACCGATATCATGGGAGGAACGCCAAAGACTAGAAGATTCCAAGTTTAGGGAACAACACGGGTGGGCATAGGTAACTAGCCACCCACACCCCAAAATTCACAATCACGCACGGACGGACGCAGTTCCAGGGGTATTTGCCGTGCCACAAATTATTCACGCCATGAAAGTATTAGTT